GTCTGAATCTGGCGTATCATCAGGTTACCAATCATATAATGGGTCTTTCGATTTCAGTGGCGTTCTAAGTAAGATTACTATCGAAATAGGCGGTCGAGATATTAATCTTGCCGTCGGTCCTTTGTTTGACGACGTGTCCGTCAATGTTTTTTACAATGTGATTTCCACAATCATAGAACAACAAATAACCACGGTCGAAGAAATAGTTTACCTAAATCTAACAGATCCTACTCAAATAGATTTGATAGAAGAAATCATTGAATACAACGATATTAAAATTGATGATGCGGGAAAAGTAGAGTTTATTCCTATTGAGCCACCAAAAGAAGAGATTACTTATGAAACTGTCGAAGTAGAAATAGATGTAAAAATAGAGGATATTGAACCCGAGATGGAAACTATGGAAGAAGAAATAAAAGCTGAAATAGAGATCGTTGAGGAGCCTGTTGAAGAAATAGTCGTAGAAGCAGTTGAAGAAGAATCTTCTGTAGAAGAGATAAAGGAAGAAACAAAAGAAGAACCTACAGCAAAAGAAAAAGCAGCTACAAAAATTGTAAAAGAGATTGATGATAAAGAAAGATATGATGACACTGCTCAAACAAAAACCTTAATTGTTATGCAAATACTCGGAGATACTAAAACATTTTTTAATTCACAATCTACAATTATTGATACCGATGTTAATGAATATTTAAACAAGACAATAGAGGATCAATATGGTATTTTATTTAGTAATGCACAAGATCAATTAATGAATCAAATGGTGGAGAGTCAATATGGCGGAGATTGAATATGGTGGAATTAAAATTAAAGGTGGTAAAATCCTTATTATACTGTCTTTGCTTGGTACCTTGGGTGGTGCTGCTTGGACAGGCTTTACATTTTACAAAGACTATCTTGATATGAAGGCAAAAATTCAAGAGTACACAGCACCTGATCTCTCTCATTATGATGAGCAAATAGCAGTTTTAAAAGCAGAAATAGATTCTATTTTAGATGAAATAACCCTAGTATCTGACGTAGCAAAAGACTTAAAAAACGATATGAAAACAGATTTAAGATCAATGAATGATGATATTCGACATATTACAAAAATAGTTAATGATATAGAAGACAGACAAAAAGAAGATACAAGAGAGATATTTGAGGAGTTGAAAATTATTGAAGATGATTTAAACTTGAATATAAATAAAGCTTTAAATAACCCTTTAAATAATATGAGTGCAACTAAATGAACATAGACCTAAAAACAGTCCTACCTTATTTGGTACTTTTAGTAACCTTGGGTATGAGCTGGGGGATGATGTCAGAAAGATTAAATGCAGTAGAGGGAAAAGCAGATAGTGTTGCACAAATGCAACAAGATATTGCTATCATCAAAAATACTTTGTCTACAATGAATGATCGTATGAATAAAATGGATGATCGAATTGCCTGGATAGAAGAATTTCTAATTAAAACAAGTGATTTTTAATGGCCAAAAAGCAAACAGACTCTTCCAAAATAATTGAACATGTAGCTAAAAAAACTACGATCGGTGACGGTAGAATAAGTTGGTCCACAATGAATAAACACAAAAGAAGAAATTTTAAAGAATATAGAGGTCAAGGTAGATAATGATAAAATGTGAAAAATGTGGATGTCTTTGTCATTGTGAGATGACTTGTATGTGTGAATGTGCGGGGTGTGAACATGGCGATCAGCAGAGCTCAAATGAGCAAGCAAATAACGAATCCGGGGAGTAAGAAAAATGGCAAAACTATGCGCAAAAGGAAAAGCGGCGGCAAAAAGAAAATTCGACGTCTACCCTAGTGCCTACGCTAATATGTACGCTAGTGCTGTTTGTTCTGGCAAAGTAAAACAAAAAGCATCAAACACAGGACCAAAACCCTCTATGGTTAAAACAATTGTCAAGAAGAAAACAAGCAGAAAAAATTAAACTTGATGTAGTCAATTGGTCTAAGACAGTCTTAGAACCAATGAACAAACATATTGGCTTCCCTGCTTGTCCATTTGCAGCGAAATGGAGAAAGGACAATAAATTACGAATTGAAGTTCGTATGGATAAATCCAAGTATGAAAAGCAATTAACCGATGTCATTAAATCTTGGAATAAGAAACAACACGATATTATTATTTATTGTGATCCGTTTTTTGAACAATATACACCGGAAAAGTTTCAAGAAAAGATAGATTTTTATAACAAGACCTATAATCGACGAGATGTATATTTTATGGGCTTTCATCCTGAAACACCCGCTAATCCCGATAGTGAAGCCTTTCTTTGTGACCCTACAGAAGAACCAGTGGAACATTCTGAATTAAAGTATTCCATGATACTTATACAGAAGTTTAAACAACTCTATGAAGCAAGTTGCAAACTTCATAAGATAGGCTATTATGAGAAATGGCCAAAGGAATACTACGAAGAAGTAGTAGCTGAGAGGCAACGTACGTACGAACAATTATTTAAAAAGAGGTAATTATCATGGCAGGTAAAAAGAAACAAGTAATCAAAAAACGAGGCGGAGGCATGGCGAAGAAAAAACAAGTCATGAAGAAGCGTGGTGGTGGAATGGCTATTTCTCCACGTAAAAAAATGGCAATGGGAATGTAATTTAGTATGGCTACTTCAGGAACAACAGATTTTAATCTTAACATTGACGAGGTTATCGAGGAGTCTTATGAGCGAATTGGTAAATCCGTTAGAACAGGTTATGATTTAAAATCAGCTAGAAGAAGTTTGAATCTTCTATTATCTGAATGGGGTAATCGAGGAGTTCATCTTTGGAAGGTAACAAACTACACTCAAAACCTAGTAGCCAATACTACTACTTACACTGCTCCGGCAGATTGTAGTGATGTTTTAGAAGCAGTCTTTCGAAATGGTAGTATCGATACTACCCTAAACAAAATTTCAAGATCAGAGTATCAAGCGATACCTAATAAAAGTTCGACAGGAACTCCTTCTCAATATTATGTGAGAAGAAATTTATCGAATGTAGAAATTAGTTTATATCAAACACCAGGCACAACTGGTACTCAGATTAATTACTATTATGTGGCCAGGATTGAAGATGCTGGTGCTTACACCAACACACCCGATGCTCCTTACAGATTTTTACCTTGTATGGTTTCTGGTTTATCTTTTTATCTGGCACAGAAACACAATCCAGGAAGAGTACAAGAAATGAAACTGTATTATGAAGATGAGCTACAAAGAGCATTGACTGAGGACGGTCAGCGAACTTCTGTGCATCTTGTACCACAGAATTATTTTAGGAACGGTTAATAATGGCATTTGCGTCGGGTAAATATTCACAAGCCATTTGTGATCGATGTGGCTATCAGTATCCCTATTTAGAACTGCGAAAAGAATGGAATGGACTCTTTACTTGTCCAGAATGTTTTGAGCCGAAACATCCTCAATTAGATCCTCCATATCACGCACCAGATCCCGAAGCATTGAAAAATGCAAGACCTGATCGAATTGAACCTATTGTTGTACAAGTAGGGTATCCCAACGAAACACCTTTTAGTAGTGTGGGAATGCAACCAGCACCTATAAGAAAAGACTTGGTAATGCGAATGAGTATTGGTAATGTAACGGTGAGCACATCATGAATTATTCTGAATTATTAACTAATGTACGTAATTATACTGAAGTAGGATCAGAAGTTTTATCTGACTCTATTATTGATGTTTTTATTACTAATGTTGAAAATAAAGTTCAAAGAGAACTTGACCTTGATGCCTTTCGAAAGTTTCAGTTTTCTAGTTTTACCATTGGTAGTCCTTTTATCACCATGCCTGATGATTTTGCATTTGAGCGAGGAGTTCAAATTAAAGATCAAATAACAGGAAATCGAACATGGTTAGAACAAAGAGATACAACTTTTATTGATGAATATAATAAAGATCGTTCCGATACAGGAACTCCCCAATACTACGCTAACTGGGATCAAAATACGATGATCTTTGCTCCTGCACCCGATGCAGCTTATGAAATTGAATTATGGTATAACAAAACACCCGATCATTTATCAAGTAGTCAAACAACGACTTGGTTGTCTATCAACGCACCCGAAGTTTTAATTTATGGTACAGTGGTTGAGGCTTTTTCCTACTTGAAAAATCCTCCATATGTGCAATTATACGATCAAAAGTACGCTCAAGCAGTGCAATTTTTAGCACAAACTCAAATGGGCAGAAAACGTAGAGATGAATACGCAGATGGGGTCCTTCGTATTCCTCTTAAATCAGTAGATCCCGGAGGTAACTAAAGATGGCAATTACACAAGCAGTCTGTGATAGTTTTAAAGTAGAACTATTAGAAGGCGAACATAACTTTGCATCTGCTGGAGGAAATACCTTTAAACTTGCTTTGTATGACGCATCTGCAACTTTAAGCAACACAACAACTGCTTATTCTGCAACTAACGAAGTAGGTGATTCAGGTACATATTCTGCTGGTGGAGGCACATTAACTAATTCTGGTGCTGCGGGTACAGGTGCAACAGCATTTATTGATTTTAGTGATTTAAGTTTTACCAGTGCAACAATTTCTGCTCAAGCAGCAGTTATTTATAATACAAACTCTACTACCAATACAAACGCATCCGTTATGGTTTTAGATTTTGGTGCAGTAAAAACTTCAACATCAGGAACTTTTACAATTCAATTCCCAACAGCCGACGCTTCAAACGCAATCCTAAGAATATCCTAAGGAGTAGTTCGTGGCATTTGTTGTAGCGGATAGAGTTAAAGAGACCAGTACAACAACTGGAACAGGCGATTTTACATTAGCAGGAGCTGA